GTAAGTTGCCTTAGACGTTTCATTCGGGATCGGAAGATTGCCGAAACTCACCGACTATCCCAGCAGGTGTTCTCCTGGTGGCCCCGGGATCCAATCCTGGGGCGCCTGCACGCAATAGAGGAGGCAGCAGGAAAGGTAAGAATAGTTGCAATCTGCGATTATTTCACACAGATTCTGTGCAAGGGGGTTCATGAGTACTTGTTCAAAATATTGGGGCTTATACCCCAGGACGGTACGTTCAACCAGCAAAAAGCGGTTGACTCTTTTGCAGCAATGGGTTTTAAGGATATCTATTCTTACGATCTCACTGCTGCGACGGACATGATACCATCTCAACTCTATGTTGAGGTCCTTGCGGCGCTGATTGGGCGTCCCCTAGCAGAAGCATGGATGCGACTGCTTACAGATCGTGACTTCCTGAAACCGCAGGACCATCTTGCTGAGCAAGAATCTAGTCCTGTAGAGAACTGGGAACCGTTTGTGAGGTATACGAGAGGGCAACCCATGGGTGCCCTATCCTCGTGGGCTGGTCTCGCGATTGTCCATCATGCCATGGTGCAATATGCATCCTTCAGTGCTGGGCTGGGCCTGGCAGTGGCATACAGGGTCCTGGGAGATGACATAGTCATAGCGGGGAAAGAGTTGGCTGACGCCTACTTACGTGTGTGTGCTTCGTTTGGCATACCCGTGGGAATCCATAAATCTTTGGTTTCAAAGAATGGGTTACTCAACTTCGCTTCCCAAACGCTCTTGGGGGTGGACAACATATCTCCCGTGTCGTACAAAGAGGTGCTTTCAGCGCGTACTTGGTCGGCTCGGTTGGAGCTCGCTAAACGACTCTGTCATAGATATGGGACAAAGGGAAAATCGGAATCTGCAGCTCTGCTGCGGTACGGTTGTACCTACCCGATGTGGAACCATGTGAGAGCTGAGCTCTCAGGTGCGTTGCCGCCCTTCTTCTCACGGTTTGTACGATTTGTCTTGTCGAACCCTCTGATCAAGGAGGGGACGACAATAGATGACATATTGAAGTGGGTTGAGGAGATATCTCCGATCCCACAAAATGTCTCATCAATACAAAAGGAGGAGTTCGAGACCGCGTTTAAAGCGGAGCTCGTGGGGCAGATGGCTCAACACTGGTCCAAACTCTACGAGGGTTACCAACCCGGCCCTAAAGAGGTCGGGGGGGTAATTCCGGATAGGGTTATTGGGTTCAAAGAGGGCCTGAAGCTAAACCTATCTGTCGCCGATACTTATCGGGGGATGGTTTACTGGTACCTGTTCGAGTGCTACAAAATACAGGGAAAATCCCTATACCGTAAGGCACAGAAAGTGTACTCTTCGGTTATGGGCCCGGTGGGGTTCTTCGAACCAGGATCCGTGCTGCGAGTCGGAGCAGTTTCGCTCCCTGTGCTCCTTCGCGCTTATTTATCCTTAAAGGCGACTCCTAAACCTATTTGGCTAACTGATGCCAACATGGCCTTCGTCGAACGTGTCCTTTTGGATGCACGAGATGGAGGGGAAATGCCGGATACACAAGTTGGTCACTCGGCCTCTCGGTCGGGACACACCACACTTGCG